CATGGACCGCCTCCCCCTGAAGCCCTTCGCCGCCGTCGCCCTTGGTTGCCTACTAGGGTTCGGCCTGGTCAACCTTGCCAAGCAAGACAAGCAAGCCCTAGCCCGTTGCGAGAATCGCGGCGGATCCGTTGCTGAGTGCCGGCTACTCGTGTTGGGCCGCTGAGCCCGGGCGAGACTGATAACCGTTCCCATTCCCTCCCCCTCGCCAGGGGGGCAGGGTTTGGGTTTTGGCGTGCCAGGGCGGGGCCTAGGGAACCTACTGACAAAATCCCGTTTTTCTCTACTGTTACACACCCACGGGGGTAGGGGTTCGATTCCTGTGATACTGTAAGCTGGTACCCCCCTAAAAAATGACCACCGCCCCCTCACTGCAGCTCCGCTGGGCCCAGGGTGAGGTGTTTTCAAGCCGCAAACGCTTCAGAGTCCTCGTTGCCGGCCGCCGCTTCGGCAAAAGCTACCTCTCTTGCATCGAACTTCTGCGTGGAGCTATAGAACGCCCCGGCGAAACGTTCTTCTACTGCGCCCCGACCTACCGGATGGCGAAGGATATCGCCTGGAAGGCCCTCAAAAAGCTGGTCCCCCGCGCCTGGATCAAGTCCAAAAACGAAACCGACCTCAAACTCGAACTCGTCAACGGCTCCACCATCGAACTCAAGGGCGTCGAGAACGCCATGGCCCTGCGCGGCCGAAGTCTCGCCGGCGTAGTCCTCGACGAAGCCGCCTTCATGTCGTCGGACGTCTGGTTCGAGGTCATCCGCCCGGCCCTCGCCGACAAACAGGGCTGGGCCCTCTTCATCTCCACCCCCGACGGCACCGCCAGCTGGTTCTACGACCTCTGGTGCTATTGCGGCGAAGAAACCGACCCCAACTGGGCCCGGTGGCAATTCACCACCATCCAAGGCGATAACGTCCCGGCCGAAGAAATAGAGGCCGCCCGAGGCCAACTCGACGTTCGCACCTTCCGCCAAGAATTCGAGGCCAGCTTCGAGAACCTCTCCGGCCTCGTCGCCATCTCCTTCTCCGACTCGAACATCGACCCCATCGTCCAAGACCTCCCCATCGTCCCCCTCCTGCTGGGCGTGGACTTCAACATCGACCCCATGTCCGCCGTCTGCGCCGTCAAAAAGGGCACCGACCTCTGGGTATTCGACGAAATCATCATGACCGGCGGCGCCACCACCTGGGATCTCTGCGAAGAAGTCCAACGCCGCTTCGGCGTGGAGCGCCGCATCATCGCCTGCCCCGACCCCACCGGCGGCTCCCGCAAAACCTCCGGCGTTGGAGCCACCGACCACACCATCCTCAAAAAGTCCGGCTTCACCGTCTCCAGCCCCCGCTCCCCCTGGAAAATCCGCGACAAAATCACCTGCGTCAACACCGCCCTCCTCGACGCCTCCGGCACCCGCCGTCTCTTCATCCACCCGAGATGTAAAGAATTAATAAAATCCCTTCGAACCCTCACCTACGCCCCCGGCACCGGCCTCCCCAACAAAAATCTGGGCGTGGATCACGCATTCGACGCCCTCGGCTACCTGTGCCTCCAAGTATTCAACCTCGCCAAGCCGGAAACCATGCGCACAACCGACTATCGTGTGTGGTAATGGCGGCATTTTCATGGCCCAAAAACCCACCAAAGCGGCCAAAAAGACCGAAAAGGTCATGTCCGAATACAAAGCCGGCACCCTCAAATCCAGCTCGGGCAAAAAAGTAACCAGCCGCCCCCAAGCAATCGCCATCGCCCTCAGCGAAGCCGGCAAATCCCGCCCCAAGAGGAAAAAGTAATGGCCAAACCCGGCCTCTACAGCAACATCGCCGCCAAACGCAAGCGCATAGCCGCCGGCAGCAACGAATCCATGCGCAAACCTGGCACCAAGGGCGCCCCCACCGCCGCCGCCTTCAAAGCCTCGGCCAAAACCGCCAAAAAACCCCCCAAAAAAGGCAAATAGGCATGGGACGCATAGCTAACACTGGCCTAGAACACTACGCCCACCTCGTCGAGCACACAGGCGGCCCCCTAACCGCCGTAAACGACTGGATGGAAGTAGACGCCCACAGCGACAGCTACACCTTCGCCGCCACCGTAACCGGCGGCGCCAACTTCACCCTCGCTCTGGAGTGCAGCTTCGACGGCACCAGCTGGTTCACCATCGACACCAGCAAAACCATCAACTCGAACGGCGAATACGTCTACTTCATCAGCGACAAACCCGCCGCAAAAATCCGGATGCGCATCGCCTCGATCAGCTCGGGCACTCCCACCGTCGCACCCCACATCGCCGTAGCTTACGAAGGCTGATGACCATCCACACCTTCACGGGCCGCCCCACCTACATCGAAGTAGACGCCGAAACCGGCCGCACCGAAGTCACCTTCGACTTCAAAACCCCCAGCGAGTCCCCCGTCTTCGCCGGCTTCATGGGCACCATCTTCAGTGGCGTCGAAGTCCTCGTAGACATCGACGACGACATCGAAGAGGACTCGGACGATGATTGAATACCGAGGCGAAAAATTCTCGGGCTACAACAAGCCCAAACGCACCCCCTCCCACCCCAAAAAATCGCACGTAGTCCTCGCAAAGGAGAACGGCAGCATAAAACTCATCCGTTTCGGCCAGCAAGGCGTCTCCGGCTCCCCCGCCAAAACCGGCGAATCCGCCTCGGACAAGGCCCGCCGCGCCTCCTTCAAAGCTCGCCACGCTAAAAATATCGCCAAAGGCAAAATGAGCGCCGCCTACTGGGCAAACCGCAGCAAATGGACCTAGGATAAACTGGTAACCAGTTAATTCCCGTGGCAGCACACCACTCCTACACCGAGGTCTCTTGCCCAACGTGCGGCAACACTCGAACAACCCGTAAGGACCTAGTAGCGAAAGCAAGTAAAGAGAGTCGGGACCTACTATGCCGTTCCTGTGCTATCAAAGCGTGCGACACCCGCTGGGATGCCGTGCGTAAAGCTCCCGAAGATTGCGTAAAGAATCAAGGAGCCTACAAATCCTTCCAAAAAGCAAAACGCCGCGTAAAAACAAACCACCACAACGCATATGCCACCGTGGAGTTTCGATTTGAGTCTTACGCGCAGTTCCTAGAGGAACTCGGCCCCCGCCCAGAAGGCATGACACTGGATCGTACAGACCCTACGGGCCACTACGAACCTGGCAACGTCCGCTGGGCCACCATCGAGCAACAAGCCAAAAACAGAAACCCCCGATTTACGTGGACACCTAAAAAAACAGCGACTCGAAGTGCCAAAATAGAAACAAAGTAGGAGTTTTCCCGTGGTCTACAGCGCCAACGTCCCCCCAACTGGCGCAATCGTCAGCGAATCCCCCTTCGTCCGCTCGCTCGAAGTCATCGGCATGATGCCGGACTGGAAAGTAATGGCGGCCGTCACCAACGGCACCAACTACATCCGCGACCTCGCTGACCTCTACCTCCCCCAAGAACCCCGCGAAGACAACGACGCCTGGCAGGCCCGCATCGACCGCAGCGTCCTCTCCCCCTACACCAGCCGCCTAATCGAAACCGCCGCCGGCGCCGTCCTCCGCAAACCCATCCACATCGAAGGCGACCCCTACTGGAGCGAAGTCGCCCAAGACATCGACGGCATCGGCTCCAGCATCAACGAATACGCACGTCGGGCGTTGGTAAGCAGCCTCACCTACGGCCACAGCGCCATCCTGGTCGATTTCCCGGCAGCAACTGGAGCCCGCAACCTGGCCGAAGAACGCGCCATGGGCCGCCGCCCCTACTTCGTCCACGTAGACGCCCCCCAAATCTGGGGCTGGCGCAAAGACGAAACCAACCGCCTCACCCAAATCCGCATCCACGACTACGAATACCGCCCCCTCAACGACTTCGGCGAAGAGCAAGTCGAAGTAATGCGCGTCATCTACCCCGGCCGCTACGACCTCTACACCCTCGGCCACGAAACCGTCACCTTCGAGGAAAGCAACGGCTTCAGCCTCAGCACCATCCCCGTCGTCCCCATCTACAGCAACCGCCGGGGCGTCCTCATCTCCCAGCCCCCTCTGCTCGACATCTCCAACCTCAACATCACCCACTACCAACGCCAAAGCGACCTCATCCACGCCCTCCACATCGCCGCCATGCCCACCCTCGTCCTAGAGGGCTGGAACCAGGACAGCAGCGAGGCCACCCTCGGCGTCAACTACGCCCTCGGCATGGAGCCCGGCCACAAAGCCTATTACGTCCAATCTGACGCCACCAGCTTCGAGGCCCAAATGGCCGAACTCCAATCCCTCGAAGCCCAAATGTCCACCCTGGGCATCACCAAACTCTTCGGCCAAAAATTCGTCGCCGAATCCGCCGAGGCCAAACGCATCGACCAAGCCCAGTCCAACAGCGTCCTCGCCATCATCAGCCAAGAGCTGGAGTCCTCCCTCAACCAAGCCTTCAAGCTGGCCGCCCAATACGTCGGCCTGGAACCCCCCACCATCACCATCGACCGCGACTTCGACTACTACCGCCTCATCGGCCAAGACGTCTCTGTCCTCGCCCAACTCAACCAAGCCGGCAAGATCAGCGACGAAACCCTCCTCAAAATCCTCCAGCACGGCGAAATCCTCCCAGAAGACGTCAAAATCGCCGACGAACTGGAACGTATCGCCGCGGCGGAAGCCGCCGCAGAACTCGAAGAACGCCAACAACCTGACGAACTCGGCGAATCCGACCAAGTTGGCGAAAACCAGGAGAATCCCGCTCTAATAAAGTAGTATTAGTGTGTCCCAGTACAAATCCCCCGTGCCCGAAAACCAGACCCCGGAAGTAACTCCTGTGGAGGCCATTCCGCCCCAGCCTGTGGCTGCCCCTGGTTCGCAGGACCTCTCCGCCCAAATCGAG